TGGGTGGAACAGAACTTATGGCATCTGCTCTAGCTGAGAAACTTGATCCTGAATTATCTGACAAGTTTCAAATTATTTGCTCAAGAGTCAGAGATATTGACGAAAACAAAATTCCTGTTTTGTGGTTACACGATCTTCCAAATGATCCTGAATCACAGCACTTAGCAGATAAAAAAAGCAGAGATAGATTTGCAAAGTTTGTTTTTGTGTCAAACTGGCAAATGAACGAATATATTCATACATATGGTCTTAATTGGGATGATTGTTACGTCATTAAGAATGCAATCGAGCCAATCGAATTGAAAGAAAAGCCAAAAGACGGTATCGTAAGATTGATCTATCATTCAACACCTCATCGTGGCCTTGAGTTGTTAGTTCCATCTTTTGAATATCTTTCAGAAAAATATGATAACATCGAACTAGATGTTTATTCTAGTTTTAATCTTTATGGGTGGGCTGAAAGAGACAAACCCTATGAGGATCTTTTTGATAGATGTAATCAACATCCAAAAATCCATTATCACGGAACTCAGCCAAATAGTGTAATCAGAAATGCTCTTAAAAAGGCAGATATTTTTGCATATCCTAATATATGGCCTGAAACTTCGTGTCTCTGTGCAATTGAAGCCTTGGATGCTGGATGTTTAATGCTTGCTCCAAACTATGCAGCTTTGCCAGAAACAGCAGCGTCTTGGGGCATTACGTATCAATGGACGCCAGACTACAATAAACATGCAAATGTTTTTACAAGTATTCTTGATAATATGATTAAAACACTTACTGAGAATAAAGATGATGCTGAACATATGATCATTCAGCAGAAACTTTATTATGATAATTTTTACTCTTGGGATGTTCGTATTAAAGAATGGGATCAATTATTGAAAAATATTTTATGGGAAAGAAATGAACTCGAATAATGTAATCAGTTTTGGCAAATCTACCAAATCAAGCGATGAAAAAAAGGATGTTGATAAAGACTTACTGAGTCTTAAGTCATCTTACTGTGATGAGATGTCGAATGAAATTTTTGGCATTGTTATGAGGATCATTGAAAGAAGTGGTCATATGAATCACATTAATACAGAGGATGAAGGTTTTTTTGAAGAACTTCAACCTCGATTGGCAATGATCAAAGAATCTCTTTTTGCTGTATTCTGTCTTCTTGAGAACGTTGATTATGATCTTTCTGTTGTGTTTGATAATCTTTATGAGCCAATTGGTTTTACGGAGGATGGGTTTAACACCCATCTCTTCGTTTCCGTAAATAATAAATACAGAGACAAACTCATTGAAATGACTAAAGAATATTTAAAAAATAAGGATAATAATGGTTAGAAAAAGTATTTCTGAGATCTTGCATGAGATTGGTGAACAATCCTCTTTTCAAGATCGTGTTAAAGTTATGAGAAGTTACAGAGGCAATAATCCTCTTAGAACAATTCTTAGATATGCATTTGATCCGAGAATCAAATTTCTTTTACCGGAAGGAACGCCTCCTTACAAAGAAAATGATTTCCCAGATCAACAGGGCAATTTGTACTATCATTTCAAAAAGCTTTATCTTTTTATTGAGGGTGGCAATCCAAACATCACTGACCTCAAAAGAGAAAGCCTTTTCATCGGTATGTTGGAAACAGTCGATAAAGATGATGCTAAAATTTTAATTGGAATGAAAGACAAAGAAATTCCCGTTAAAAATGTAACCCAAAAATTAACAGAAAGAGCCTTCCCGGATTTATTCAAATGAAAAGACGGTCTAGTAAAAAGTCAGATTTCGTGACTGAAGATTATTATGATGAATTTGAAGATATTAATTATCAAAAGTACAAGAGACAAAAGAATCTGAATAGAAAAAAGAACGATCCTTACCGGGATGATTACAGGGATGAATGGAACTGATGCCATCTTACACATTTAAAGACAAAAAAACTGGTGAAACGGTAACTAAAATTATGTCTCTTGCTGATAGAGATAGTTATCTAGAAGAAAATAAAAATCTTCAACTTTGTTTAGCTACACCCGGATTTGCCGATCCTCACAGAATGGGTCGAATTAAACCGGATGATAATTTTAGAGATCTTCTTAGAGAAACTAAGAAGGCACATAAAGGTAGTACAGTTAATACATTTTAGGGAATTGAATGGCTAGAAAAATAAGACAAAAAAATGCCAATCATATCAAAGAACAAAAAAGACAATCTTTTGAAAAATCACTTGTTTTAGATAACATTAGACCAAAGACTGAAAATCAAAAAAAGATTTTTAATCAATATTTTCAAAAGAAACATATTTTGGTTCACGGTCTTCCGGGTACAGGAAAGACTTTTATTAGTTTGTATTTGGCTCTTAAAGATCTTTTATCAGATTCTAATATTGAAAAAGTTCTTATTGTTAGAAGTGCTGTTTCTGCTAGAGAATTAGGGTTTATGCCCGGATCAGCAAAAGACAAAATGAGAGCTTATGAGGAACCATACTATGAAATTTGTTCTAGGTTGTTTGATAGGGATGATGCCTACACACAGCTTAAAATGAGAAAAATGGTTGATTTTTCACCAACGTCTTTTCTCAGAGGAGTGACGTGGGAAAACCATGTGGTGATTGTTGATGAGGTTCAAAATTTAAATGACCACGAAATATCAACAGTTATCACTCGTATGGGTCAAGGGTCTAGAATCATGTTTTGTGGTGATTTTAGGCAATCAGATTTCGTCACAAAAGGGCTTGAAGAGAGCGGCATTAACAATCTTTTTAAGACAATTCGTTTAATGCCATCTTTCACGCATGTTGAAATGGGTATTAATGATGTCGTTAGAAGTGGGATAGTAAAGGAATATCTTGAGGCAAGAACAGAATTAGGTCTCATTTAAAATAATATATGAAAAATGCTATAGAAACATACAGAAATTTTGGACTTGCCGTAGAAAATATGGTACTTGACTCGGACATAACCTATATGGAAGCTATCATGGAGATTATGAAGCGTGAAAAATTGGAAGAAGAGATTATATATAAGATGATCAAAAAAAATCCAGTTTTAAAAATTAAATTGGAGATGGAGAGTCGAAAATATAACCTTCTTCAGAAGGATGCAAATACGGCGATACTGTGACACCATTCAAATGTTATAAGCTCTACTTAGCCCTGAAACAACACTTCAAAACGGAGACTTATGATTTTTTTAAATATAACGGAAAGGTAAATGCAAATGAAGATTCTTTCAAAAACCGTAAAGACTATTATCTCTTTACTAAAATGGCCTCTAGACCAAGTGTACAAACTTTGCTTGTATCTGTACTGTCAGATGACCCTGATTTTTACGTCACGGACATCCTCTCTGAAAGAGGTGAAAAAATCCACAAAAAGTGGCAAAAGTACCAGCAAAGCTTCGACTACAGCTTCAAAGAAGAAATCAAGCAGTACGAAAACTTCGACCAAGCGATCATCGTCAAAGAAGGCTACCCAGAAATAATTTCAGATTATTTCTCTGGTAAGATATCCCTTGACACACTTTCAGTTGTCGATAAACTCATTGATGGCTGTAAATATTGGGGTACTCATCTCAAGGATCCTCTTTGGGATGATATAAATATGAAGTTGATGAAGTATAGACCCTTCATCAACATTCGTACTGAAATATACAAAAACTATATCTATGAAATTTACAGTGGACAATAAAACTACAAGACACTACAAGACACTACAAGACACTAAAAGGAAAGATAATGAGCTTACAAGAACTCAAATCAAAACGTAAATCCAGTATGGAAAACCTCCTCAAAAAGATGGAATCAGTCAATGAAGGTGGTTACTCTGAAGATCAAGAGAAATACTGGAAACCTTCAGTTGGAAAAGATGGTAACGGACAATTCATCATTCGGTTTCTTCCAGAACCGAGTGGAGAAGATTCTCCTGTTGTTCATCTGTACAGTCACTTTTTCCGGGGACCGGGCGGTTACTACGTAGAAAACTCCCTGACAACTTTGGGGAGAGGAACACCAGATCCTTGCTCAGAATATAATTCTATGCTTTGGAATTCTACGGACAGTGATAATCATCCAAACAGAAAACAAGCAAGAGATCAAAAAAGAAATTTGAATTACTATTCAAATATCTACGTGATCAAAGACCCTGCTAATCCAGCAAATGAAGGGAAAGTCTTTCTTTTCAAGTATGGAAAAAAGATCCATGACATGATTGCTAAGAAACTTAAGCCTGTCTACGATGACGAAGAAAAGGTTAATGTTTTTGATATGTGGGAAGGTGCTAATTTCCGTATGAGAATTAGCACCGTAAAGGGTGATGGTAAAACTTACTGGAATTATGATGATTCCACTTTTGATGCGCCATCTGCACTTTTTGATGATGATGACAAGTTAGAAGAAATCTACATGCAACAGCATTCTTTGGCTGAAATCGTATCACCTGATAAGTTTAAGTCTTACGATGAACTCAAAGAAAAGCTCAACAAGGTTCTTGGTCTTGATGGTTCTAGTGTTGCAGCACCAAAGCCACAACCAAAACCAGAGCCAGTTAAGCAGACATCAGCAGCAGAATATCTTGATGACGATATTCCGTTTGATGTCGAATCAAAGTCGTCAGTCGATGATGACGATGATGATCTTTCAGTCTTTAAATCCTTAATGGATGATGACTAATTAAAGTGTTGGCGGTGTTATGTGGCACCGCCAACTATATTTCCTATCCCTGTAGCGCCAAAATCTTGATAAGTTGTGTCGGTAAGAATTTCAAAAGGACTTGTTGTTTTTGGAACTCCAGCTTCACCCGACAAATCACCACTTTCCCCATCTTTATTGTATGGTGTTGTTCTAAGTTCGTTGGGGTTAGTGAGACCAACAACAGCAGAATCTGATGATACTTGTGTGTTAATGTTAAAACTTTGTAAGTTTTCTAACATGCTTGTTACTGAAGTATCACCTTCAAAAATGTCAATTCCTCCCGTAGCGGCCATGATACCAGCAGCACCTGAAATGTTTCCGGTAAGTGCTGTAAGAGTAGCTAAAGGGTTCTCTCTACCAATGTTAGTTGCGCCTTTAGCAAAAGATCCAACAATAGGAATATCGCCAAGGCCAGAGCTTTCGATGATATTACTCATAAAATCAAACATTGGAGCAGTAGCTTCTTTCATAAACCCTTGAAGTTCTTCAAAGCCTTCTTTTCCCATAAAAAATCTTAAGGCTGCAATACTTCCGGCTCCTGCAGCTAAACCACCAAACGTTCCACCTCCTAGCAAAGCACTAAGACCAGCAACAGCACCAGCACTACCAAGCAAGGTTATGATTTGTTGATTTTCGGAAAACCAGTTTATGATACCTGCAAGAGTAGGATTGGATGTGATAAATTCGTCAAGAGCCATTCCTCCGACTTCTTGTCTCATCTTTTTTATTTCTTCTTTTGACCCACCAGCAAGAAGAGTTTTAGAGCCGCCTTCGGAAAGTTCTGTGAATTCAGAAAGTTTTGAGGCTCCAAGGTTTGTCAGTGTTTCGGTGACAACAGACTTTTCACCCGTCAAAACTGTTGATGCTAAACCCGA